ATATCCGATCTTCGATTCCGCAGACCGACCAGACAATGCCGGGGAAATTTCCTCAGTATGAGTTTCGCCCCTATCCCAAGATGCCCCATGACGAGAATGGCAAGCCATATCTCAAGGCGGACAAGTCGTGCGTTGTCGTCAACGATGCGCATGAAGAGTCCCTGTTTCATGCCGATCCGAAGCGGTTTGGTGCCGTTATCAAGTCGGTATCCGTTCCTGCATCGGGCGCGACCTCTGCAACCATTGCGGCACTCGCCAATGAAAGCGAAGAGATTGCAAAACTACGTGCGGAGATTGCCTCGCTGAAGGCAGCTCCGGTTATCGAGAAGAAAAAGCCGGGCCGTCCCGCCAAAGTCAAGGCCGATCTTCCTTCGGATTTGGATTGATCCGTGACAACCGCAGCCGACATTGTGTTATCGGGCTTGAAGAAGTCCGGCATTGTCGGCTTGGGTCAAACGCCGGACGGATCAGATACGATTGATGCGCTGTCTGATCTGAACGACATGCTGGCACAATGGACCACCCAGCGATGGATGGTCTGGAATGAATTGGATTTGTCATTTGTATCGACTGGGGCCAGTTCATACACAGTAGGGCCTGCCGGAAATTACAATGTCTCGCCTCGTCCTGATCGCCTCGAGGCCGCGTATCTTAGGCAGCTTATCAATCCTCCTGGGTTGAATGTTGATACGCCACTGAAGGTCATTCCTTCGCGAGAAGAGTACAGCACGCTTTCATTGAAAACGCTGACATCGTTTCCGCTCTATGTGTTTTTGGACACGGCATATCCGACCGCTAACCTGTTCGTTTATCCGCAGCCTAACGCATCGATTTATGAAGTGCATTTGATCCTGAAGAACGTCCTTCCCGTGCTTGCGATCGGAACAACGATCTCAATGCCGGGACAGTACATCGCGGCAATGAAGTTCAACTTGGCGAAGCGGCTTCGTCAGGCTTATGGCAAGGGACTTCGCCCCGATCCCGAATTGAATGCGTTAGCGCGTTCGTCTTTGGACATTGTGAAGCAGTCAAACCTACAAATTCCCGAGTTGCAGCTTCCGAAAGCACTCCTAGGTGCTTCATCCGGTTACAATATTTACAGCGATACGTTCGGTAACTAATACAGTTTTGTAAGCGTAGGAAGATGTGGCCCAAAGAAAGATGGTTTGAGCCGGGCAAGCCAGATTATCGTCGTAAGGATATTCCTTCGGCCAACTAAGCCCAATAACAATAACTGCGGCGGTCGAATGACACGCTCGTTCTTGCGGCGTGCAATTCCGCGCGCTCGTTTTCTAATGGAGACTTCATATGACTATCGGTATTAAACCTGATCGCGGCTTCGCTCTTCCTGACGGCCAGTGGCTTCGCAGCCTCTCGGACGGCAACAACTACAGCTATCAGTCCGGCATTATCGCAAAGGCCAGCGGGACACAGGCGAACGGCACTCAGTTGTCAGCCTCTTATTCCATGATTGAAGTGGATACGGTAGCGACGACGGGCGACAGCGTTGTACTGCCGTTCGCTGCTGCCGGGGCCGGCAAGTCCATTTTCAACAATGGCGCCCAGACGTTGGATATTTATGCCAATCCGGGCACCAATCCCGCGACCGCCACGACCGATGTTATCAACAAGCTCGCCAACGCGACGGCGTATACGCTGACGAGCGGGCAGACTGCGGATTTCTCGTGCGCGAAGAACGGCACCTGGTTTGCCTGCAAAAGCGCGTAAATGCCGAGAATCCCTCTGCTCGGTGGCGCCTATAGTGCGGCGTCCCTCATTGCAAACGCGCAGAGAAGCATCAACTTATTCCCGGAAAAAAATATCGACTCGTCAAAGGCGCCAGTCCCGGTCACGCAATATCCACGGCCGGGACTTACGCCGCTTGGTGCCCCTCCTATTCAGGGGCATGGCCGATGTTTGTACGGGGCCACGAACGGGGATCTGTACGCGGTAGTTGACCAACAAGTTTACTACATCGACCCTAATTTCAAGTTCACGAATTTGGGAGCGCTCCAGACCGCCGCAAGTACGCCAGCCTACATGGCGGACAACGGGAACGATATCACCATCGTTGACGGGACTCCGCAGGGTTACGACATCAATATGTCAACCCGAGCGTATTCCATCATTGGCGACCCGAACTTTCTTGGTGCTGATCGAACCGACTACATCGACTCGTTTCTGATCTACAATCAGCCGGGAACGCCCAACTGGTATTCATCGTTATCAAATCAGGTGGCGTTCAACGCATTGGACTTCGGAACCAAGACGGCGTGGCCGGATAATATCATCGCATTGATTACATGCGAGCGTGTTGTCTGGTTGCTGGGTCCGAAGAAGGGTGAAATCTGGTATAACGCCGGGACTTCGCCGTTCTCGTTTTCTGAACAGCCATCGATCATTATCGAGCAGGGTTGCGCCGCCAAGTATTCCGTTCAAAAGCAGGACGTGAATATATACTGGTTGAGCCAATCGCCCGAAGGCGACCGGATGGTGATGCGGGGCAACAACAACCTCGCACAACGTATTTCGTTTTCCTCGATCGAGGCTGAGTTTCGCAAATATCCGAGAGTGGATGATGCGATCGGGGATTGCTACCAGGTACAGGGACACGCTTTCTATCGTTTGCACTTCCCGACCGCCGACAAGACATGGGTTTGGGATGAAAACACCGAACAATGGTGGGAAGATAATTCGATCGATGTAAACGGCAACCTGCATCGTTCGCGCATAGCATTTACCGCCTTCGCCTATGGCATGAACATTGGTTTGGATTGGCAGACCGGCCAGATTTACAAGATCGATCCGAGCAATTTCACGGACAACGGCAATCCATTCCCCTGCATTCGCGCCTTTCCCCACATGCTGGACGAGGAAGATGACCGCGTAACCTACTGGCGGTTTATTGCTGACGTGCAGACCGGAACAGGAACGGGAACGCAATCAGTTCCAACGACGGAAAGCCCATGGTCGCTTGGTTTCAGTCAGGGATTTGGTCCGCTGACACTCGTTGAGCCTCCGCTGATTTCCCTGCGCACATCACGCACAAGAGGCGAGAGTTGGGGTAATGCTGTGATGCAGCCAATGGGAGCGGCGGGGCACTATAACACGCGCCCAACTTGGAACAGGCTCGGATACGCGACCGACATGGTGTTCGAACTGTCTTGGTCAACTCCGATGCAGTCGGCGCTGAACGGGGCCTTTGCCGTCTTTGAAAAGCACGAGGGCGATACTTGATTCCCTTATATACCGCAAATCTTCCTGACCAAACCAAGGTCATGGTCGATAGCAACGGCGTTCCGACCAAAACATGGTGGCTGGTATTTCGTGCGGTCTGGAGCCGAACTGGCCTTGGTTCTGGCGTTCCTAACCAGGTTGATAATTCACTTAGCGGGGCCGGTACAACGCAGGCAACCGCGCCTGTCTTGAATGTTGACTGGAACGAGGTTCTGACGACGCCGGTTGGTTCCTGTGTTTCGTTGTTGAGCCTTCAACCGGGACAGTCTCAGACCGTTTATAACGGAGACGGAGCCAACTCTCTCAATGTGTACCCGCCGATCGGATGGAAGATTGATGCACTTGGAGCAAACGCGCCGTACTCTCTCGCGAGCGGAAAGACCCAGATTTTCGGATGCTATTCAACCTTCCAGTTCAGAAGCCTGCAACTCGGTTGATCCGAGTATGGAAAAGAATGGCAATGGATGGCGAGGATTTGCGTTCTTGAAGATTTTCGTTTGCTTAAGTATGATTGAGAGCGCAGCAAATCGGCTGCGAAACAATTCATCATAGGTAAAAAAAATGGAAGAAAATGGGCACCGCTTTCTCTTTATAAGATTCGACATGGATGAACTTAAAGAGCTTGAAGATTGGCGATTGTTAAGTATGATTGAGAGCGCGGCAAATCAGTTGCGCGTTTTGGAAAATCCAAAACTATCATCCGAAGCATGGCCAATTACCGCAGCAGAATTACTAACTGTTATGTCGGCTTTAGAAAAAGAAGCTGATCGCCGTGGCTTTTCCCTAATCGTTTATCTTAGGATTTCGGAATTGCGAATGATGGCTGCTCCGGGTGAAACCATTCACTGAGGATTATCAAAATGCAGACTAAAGGATCGACCGCCCGCACTTGGCTCGACTGTTCGCATGAGTGATGATTAGAAAAGAAGTTATGACTGCGGCAGCGTTCGATCCCCCATCGCGAGATGTGTCAAAGGGCTGCAATGCCGTAAATGCCGTGGGTTCGCTCCCGGCCGGTCATAATACCGAGCGCGACAAGGT